GCAATTAGTGAGATGATCTTTGCACTTCCTTCCATGAGTTTGAGTTCACCAAAGGCGAAAGAACAAGCAAAACTAACGTAGAACCTAATACCCTCAAGAATGTTAACGTTGGCAACTGCTCTGTAGAGTTTTCTTTTGACATCTTTGATAGTGTACTCCCTAGATGGTGAACCAATATACTCACTGGACCACATATCACCAGTTCCCCACTGTTGAGCACTGTTGATAAACTCATCATAAGATTCTGTAACACTCTTTGCTCTCTCCATGATCCTTTCATCTGTGATGATATAATCAAAGATGTCACTAGGATCTGGATAGATGTTCTTAATGATGTAAGTGTATGAACGACTATGGATCATCTCCATAAATCCCCACACTTCCATACATGCTTCCAGTTCAGGAAGAGAACAGTAAGGAATGAATGCCATACCATGACCACGTCCCTGAATAGAATCCAACATGATCTGATACTTCAAGTTAGAAGTATAGATATGCTTCTGTTCTGGTCTCAATGTATGATAGTCTGCTCTATCTTTTTGAAGTGATACTTCTTCTGGTCTCCAGAAGTATCCTAACTGTTGTGTAGTTAGTTTATCAAAGATAGGGTACTTATACGAATCATATCTTTGAATTCCAAGTGGTTTGCCAAAAAACATAGGTTGTTTCTTAGCATCATGCACTTCAGAGTTGAAGACTGTCATGCCTTTAACTTCATTCATAATATTCTTACCATTAACTGGTGACACTTTAAACTGCACAGGATTCACACTCTCCCTCCTCGGCTTGTGATAGCTCATCTAATAGATTTGACAATTTGTCTGACTCTTCATCTACCACTTCATCAGTCTTGATGTCATAAGTGTTTTGGTAGTAAGAAGTCTTCCATCCATACTTATATGTAGTCAAAAGATCATTTGCCATCTGTGAAACAGGCACCTCATTATTAGGATAATTCTCTGGATTGTAACTCCAGTTACCAGATATGGCTTGATCAAAGAACTTTTGCATCACTGACACCACATTTATGTAACCTGTGTTGTTAGGCATTTCCCACAAAAGTGTGTAGTTATTTTTCAAAGTAGTGAAGGAGGGAACAACTTGCTTAAGAGGCCCTTTCTTTGATTTTTTAATGGACAGGTAGTCTCTAGGTGGTTCAATTCCATTGGTTGCGTTTGACACAACGGAACTACTCTCTGAAGGCATCTGTGCGGACAGTGTTGAGTGCCTGAGACCAAAGGTGTTGATAGATGCCCTAAGACCTTCCCAATCATGAACTAACTCCTGGTTGCTAATTTCATCAACTTCTTTTTTATATGTATCAATTGGAAGAATACCATCAGAATACTTAGTTCTACCAAAGTATTCACAGTGCCCTTTTTCTTGTGCCAGTCTGTTAGAAGACTTCAACAAATAATATTGGAATGACTCAGATAAACCATGAACAGCATCCCATGCCTCTTGAGACCCATAAGAGAATCCAAGTTTGGCAAGGTAGTGTGCCAGTCCAATGAACCCCACCCCAAGGGACCTACGTGCCTTTGTAGCAATCTCTGCTGCTCTCACAGGATACTCTTGATAGTCAATCAATTCTTCTAGACCCCTGACTGCCAGGTCACACAGGTCTTCCAGTTCCTCATCAGACTTGATCTTACCTATATTGACAGCAGACAGAATACACAAGGCAATCTCACCAGGCATCTCCTCATCAATATGATTGAGAGGATCAGTAGGCAATGTAATCTCTTGACAAAGATTACTCATGTTAATCTTATCCTTGAAGGAAGAGTGACTATTACAATGGTCGATATTCATAATATAAATGCGACCAGTCTCTGCTCTCTCCTTCAAGAGATCTAAGAAAAGTTCTTGTGCCCCAATAGTCTTTCTTGGAACAGACTGATCTGATTCATAGCCCACATAGCAATCGTCAAATGAATCAGTACCAAAAGCATCATAGAGACCTGGTACGTCATGCGGTGAGAAGAGGCTAATCTCTCCATCCTGGATGAAACGTTCGTAGAAAATCTTTGAAAGTTGGATTGAGTAGTCAAGTTTCCTTACCCTATTGTCCTCTGTACCCTTATTATTTTTAAGGACCAGAATGTCTTCTATTTCTTGGTGCCAGATTGGGAAGTGCACGGTGGCTGATCCACCTCTAATCCCATTCTGCGTGCAGCATCGTACAGTTGATTCAAACTTTTTAAGGAAAGGAACAACACCAGTGTGCTGCACTTCTCCACCTCTGATTTTAGAGTTGATGCCACGGATTCTACCTGCATTGATACCAATGCCTGCCCTCTGTGCAACATAACGACCAATGGCCATATCAGAAGTAAAAATACTATCCAAGGTATCGTCAACATCAACCAGAACACAGGACGCAAACTGACGGAGGGGGGTACGAACTCCTGCCATGATTGGCGTTGGGATGTTGAGTTTGTGCCTTGAGATGGCATCGTAGTACCTCTTAACATAGGACATCCTAGTGTCCTTAGAATAGTTTCTGAACATAGTCAACGCAATCATGATATACATGAATTGTGGCGTCTCGTATACTTTACCAGAACTTCTATCCTGTACTAGGTATTTATCCACAACCTGCCTTAAACCAGCATATGTGAATAGGTAGTCACGATTGTGATCAACATATGTCTCTGCCTTCAGGATTTCTTCAAGAGAATATTTGCTGAAGATATCCTTGTCATAGACATTATCATATGCCAGTTTAGTAATGTGATCTGTCAGATCAGGCAGTTCATGCATCTTACCAAACAGTTGCTTCCTAAGAGAGAATAGAAGCAGTCTAGCAGCAACAAACTGGTAGTTAGGATGGTCTAGATCAATTAGGTCAGAAGCACTCTTAATAAGGATCTCCTGAATCTCTTCAGTTGTAATTCCATCATAAAACTGAATACCTGACGTCATTTCAACTTGACTTGCAGAGACCCCTGCAAGACCCTCACAAGCCTCAGCAACCATCAGATGCATCTTATCTAGGTCAAGTGCTTCAATTCTTCCATCTCTTTTCTTGACTTTAGTTCCGTTGGTCATATCTTTTTCCAAGTAGTAAATTTGAGTTTTGCTTCTAAACCAGAATATGTATTTGATTCTATAATACTTTGAACATTATGTCCAGACAGAATCATATCATTGATGTCTTTCTCTTCAATGTAAGAGGGCCATATAACTATTGACTGACCAGAATTGATTGATTTTGAAATCCTTTGTACAATCTCTCTGTTCCTTGGTTCGTTATCATAGATCCACACAGGACTGCTAATCCCCCAGTTACTAACATCAGCATCAGCGCCACACATTGCAATTGCATTGGTGACAAATGTGCTATCAAAGGGTCCTTCTGTAATGTAGCAACTTTCACTCTTGGTAATTGTGTCAAGTCCATAGATCTTTGGGGCATCTTCATCAAGCATTATGGTTAAGTATTTAACAGAGTTAGGAGTCAGTGCTCTGCCTTGAAATCCAACAAGATTTTTCTTGTAGAGTAGTGGGATGACAATTCTAGGCTCTTTACGTAAGAACTCATGATCCACACCTTTGAATGTGCCACAAAACTCTGCAAAGTCTTCTGCATAATAAAATTTGGTGGGATCAAGTTTACGATTTTGTAGATAGGTTCTAGCACTTTCCACCTCACTGCATAGAGGAAGAAGGATCTTCTGTACAAACTTAGGTTTTTCAAAAACAATCTTAGGTTCATTAGTTACAAAATTCTTTCCAGTCTTACCATCCTTAAACTTCTCAAAAATATATTGCTTGTGCGTCTCTGAATCTACTTCCTTCAATAAATTATTAAAAGACATGCTGATGCCACAGTTGTGACACTTGAAGTTAGTATTATTCTTTACCTGGTACAGATACCCTCTTGCTTTCGTCTTATTCTTCTGTGAGTCTCCACAGATAGGACATCTGAAATTGTAAAGTGTTGGTTTTACTTTTTTAAATTTAGATAATCTAGAAGAAATCAAATTGATGTATTTAACATCAATATAATCCATGACACTACTCAAATACTCCTACTCATTGTAGTCAGAGGAGGGGGGTTTGTCAAGACCCTAGGGAAGGATGTTATGACCTTTAACCCAATGGACAATACAGCAAGACCACCCACTGCCATCCATACACGTTTTTCTAATTCACGTATTCTTTGCAGTACGAGCTCATGATCCCCGTCCATTTTATCACGGAGTTTGTCAATTTTTGCAAAGAGTATAACGTCGATGTTTTCTTGTTTGGAGATACGTTCTTCATGAACAGCAAGCATTCTGCTAACTGTAGTATTTACCTCAGACAATTTCTCTATTGCTTTGTCAATTCTAAGAACTATTGGCTTCAAATCTTCAATTTTTTGTTCTAATACAGCAATCTTAATTTGATCGTCCATGAGGTTTAAAGTATGGATTAAAATTTAATGCCTTTTTTTTATCCTTCTTATTCTTTCTCTTTTGACCTCTATCCATCAAATCCTTAATAGCTTTCTTCACATACTTATTACGACCATCAAATTTCAGAGTGGAGTCGTAACCAGCAGTAGGACCAGCAGCAGGGGAGGAGCCACTAAATCCACCAGATCCCCCAGGAGAATTTGCCACCATGCCTTCCTCAGAGACACTGAATTCACTATACATTGCTGTGCGAAATGCATCAACAAACCTATCAATCTTGCTTTTCTCCATTTGAAATCCTCTGAAGAGCCTCTAAACAATTGTCATCAACCTCAATATCATGTATGTAAGTATGGGGGTATTCAGGTAGTTTGTCAAGAAAAATGACAAAGGTCTTGATACATGACCATAAAGAATTATCAATTTTGTAAAACAACATAGGTGTAGTTGCTTCACCAAAAATATTATACAAGATAATAAAGTGGTTAATCAAAAGGTGAACCTTAAGTTCACCTGTTGACTTATATCTTTTAAGCAATCTTTTTACGTATCTAAAGCGACTTAGATCTTTATCAAAATCCTCACGTGTTACTGCTTGAGGGTTTTCATAATGTTTAATGGCAAAGAGGAGAAAGTTCTCCTCATTCAATTCAGAAAATAACATCTAATTATGCTTCAGCAGTAGGATATGCAAAATCAACAGGTGCTGTAGAGATACCTGACATAGCAACAAGAGTTTCTTTCTTAACTCTCAGGTTACCCTCTCCATCAACATAGGTTGTAACACCAACCCAACCTTCTGACATACCATAGTAAGCAGGGTTAGAACCCAACAAACCAGCTGCCTGATTTACACCATAGACCAATGAATCAGCTGTTCCATATCCTGCCTCACTGAACTTAGAATCAAGTACAGAAGACTTAGGAAGTTGTGATGCTGAGAAAGAAGTGGATGCAATAGCAGCACCACTCAAACCCATAGTAGAACCAATAGTTACAGAAATAGTACTAGCAACAGATGCGATTACTGCATCACCAAAATATGTACCGCCCTGTCCTCTAATTCCAAATCTAATAACATCACCCTCAACAGCACCAGTAGTGCCAAAGGAGGTTCCAGCACCAGTCACCACTCCAGTAGCATAATTAAGAGATACTGTACCTACCGAACTAATGTTGTCGTTGTTTCCCCAAAGTGCCATCTTTTATGCCCTAGTAAAATTTCTTTGATATCAAATATTTATAAAAAAGAGAGACCCTATAATTAGAATCTCTCCTATGAATTACTCTTCTTCTCTTGACTTAATTGCCTTAGTAACTACTTCAAGAAGTTGATCATCCATATCAGTCTTGGTCAACTTAACTGCCTTAGCAAGAATAACAAGACAGATCTCAACCATCTTCTCACCCAGTTCTTCATTCTCTGGAATCTTTGAAATAGCATCTGTGATAATTTTTGATGCAAGTGGGAGTAGGAATGCAAGCATTGTTTAGGTGCAACTGCACTATATATGCCTTAGTCCTTATTTGACTCCAATTTACCTGTTTCTTTATTAAATTTTCTCACTTCACCAGGTCTAAGTCTATCTTTTGCAGAGTTAGCATCAGAAGTAAACTTCTTATAAGACTTACCATACTTCATTCTGGCATCACGTTCTTTATACTCTTTATCTTTGTCTGCCATCTCCTTACCATACTTTCTATCAGTCAGTATGTCAGTTTTGAATCCTTCACTACTCAGTTTAGCAGCAATAGCCATCTCACGTTTTTTCTTTTTAGACTTTCCTTTGAACTGGGGAGCATCAGATTTATAGAAATCTTTGATGACATCTCCCATCCCATCCTTCTTAATATCTACTGGCATTACTTTTTAGGTTCTATGATGGCACCTTTACCATGCTTCTTAATAATGTCTGCCTTGACCTTTTCAAATGCAGACATACCAGATGATTTCTTCTTGCCTGAGTTGTTGGCATTCTTAGGTGATCTTCTGTAATCTACATTACCATCAACACCACCTCTCTCCATTCTTCTATCTCTCAGAGAATCTTCTGTCTCTTCCTTCATCTTCAATCTTGCATCTCTCTTTGCCTTTGCCTTGGCAAGTAGTCTTGCCTTAGCATCCATCTGCTGCTGTTTAGGAATAGCAGTTACAGCACCAAGTTTCTCAGCAGGTTTACCTGGCTCATGTGATTCTTTCTTGATGGTGGGTGCCATCAATTTCATATCAGGATCATACTTGACATTAGTTTTCTTTTGTGGTTTTGCATCCTTGATAGAAGGTGCATCCTTCATTTTATCATCACACTCACATCCTTCTGCTTGAAACTCAACTTCCTCACTATGACCCATAGGGAGTTTGCCTTGCTTCTGCATCTGCAGTCTCTGCTTGTCAAGCATCTGACGCTTTCTCATCATCTGCCTAGAGTGACGCAGTTGCTTATCTTTCATATCATCATCTTTCTTATTATCCTCCCCTGGCATCTCCTGCTCTGTAATCTCAAGCAACTGACCACCAATCTCAGCAAATGCTTCTGATTGGACAGGATTAATCTTGACTTTGTTAGAAACTTCTTTATCTTTTATTTCTCTTACCTTACCCTTTGAAGCATCTTCAATCTTAACTACTTCAATAAGATCAGAACGCCAATCAGACTTTACCACACTCTCCATCATACCCAGTTTCTTTCTTACAGCAGTTCTCTCTGTCCCAGAAAGACTGTTCTTAGAAACATAATCGTTAAATGCTTTTGGGAGAGGTACACCATCTCTTCTTGCAGTATATCTAATTGCTTTGGTATGCTGAGATACTTTTGCAGCAACCTCAGGTGGCATTGCTTCCTGTTCTGGCATCACTAAAAACTATTTTTTCCTGTATTTATTTATGAAATCTTTACCAGATACACCTTTATAAGGTTTACCACCATCCTGAAGATTGGTATTATCACCTTTATTAAACCCTGGTGTCATGTCAGAGGCATACTTAAAGTAACCACTAGTACCTGAAAGTGTATTTGGTTTGCCTTTTACTCTTTCTTTCCTATCCATCTTGACTTCTGTATACTCTTTTAAGTCTTTAATCCAGGACTTGAACATCACATTATCTTCAGTCACACAGATTAGATAGTTGGTTCCTCTTCTAATTACCTTACCAACCAAACCAGTGTTAAGGTTCTCTACTAACTGATCTAACTTGAATAAAGCACCTGAAACATAGTTCTCTCTCAAGTTTTTCCAGTCAAACTTAGGTGCGATCTCCCACAGATTCCAACCTTCCTTGACTTGCATCTTCTTACGAAGAGTATTCATCATCAATTTTGCTGCTTTATCATCAAGAGTATCAGGTACACCAGTTCTAAATGTCTTGAAATCATTGTCTGCTGCTGCTTTTCTCATCTTAGAAGCAGACATTCCCTCTACACCTTCAGCGTCTTCATCTCTTTCTCCAGCAGATACAGTCTCCACACCAGAAAAATCATAGAGTTTGCCATTGTAATCTCCTGAGAGTTTGTCAAACTCTTTGACCCTATCACCACCAACCACAATTTTAACACTTGAATATCCATCTTCATGTGCCTGCTTCAAAACGTCAAATATAGTCCTTGAATTAGAATCATTCACAATACTTTCAGCATGATCTGGGAACATCTGCTTCATAATGTCAACTTTCTCATCAGCATCATATGGATTTTTCTTGGCATCCTGTGATCTTGATGGATAAATTCTTAATGCACCCTTACCTGCTGCCTTCTTTGCCTGATCTAACAACTTTTTATGCCCTACTGTAGGTGGATTAAACCTACCAAATGTAACAGTTAGAGGTCCAAGATCATCTTTAGGAGTACCATCTGCTCTTGTAGGTTGCGGCATTCTTCTTGGTTTTCCGTCCCCAAACGCTCCATACTCTCCAGAGTTTGTTTGATCTCCTCCTGTGTTCTTTTCTCCATTATCAGTCTCTTGTGCCTTAGGTTTAGATTGTGATGGTTGTTCTTGGGGTTTTTGTGCTTTCTGTTTAGGTTCATCCTTCTTGGATGCTTCTCTTTTCTTCACATACTCCAATCTTCCATTGACAGTTTTGGCAAACAATTGTCCTTTCTTGAACCAATTGCCGTGACCATCTCCATCTAATCCCATATTTGCTGCAGTCTCAGCAGCATTAGAGGACCTTGCTTCAGTAAAGAATGAAAGAAAACTCTTCATTACTATATCTTAATAAGTACTACCCATAAGTGTATTTAGTTATCAGCCAGACTGAATACATCAGTATTAGTTACTGCTGCAACACCAGTCTCATCAGTAAACTTCCTGATGTCATTCTTGGAAGGGTTCTCAAACCTTTTTCTTGCCATATCATGATACTCTTCTGACAAGTCAAACCCAATATAATCATGACCAAGCATAGTTGCAACCAAACCAGTAGTACCAGAACCACTGTAAGGGTCAAGAATAGTACCAGGTTCTTGCATTACTGCTTGAATACAGCGTGCAGGAAGTTGAATAGGGTATGGTGCAGGGTGAGGATTCTTCATCTCAGGACCAAACTTCCAGACACTAGTCCAGTTAGCAGAACGTCTAGGCAGTCTGGGATGCTTAGTTCCTTTACACAACCAGAAGATTCTTTCATCAGTCTGGATGAACCTGTATCCTGAAATCTCAGGACCACTACCTCTGTTCCAGACAATCTCTTCCCTGATATTCCACTTAGTCTTTGTCAACCATGCCCAAGGTGAGATAGCACCACCTTTGTGATACCTTACTTTATGATTGTAGAACAAAGAACCACCATCTTTTGTCTTATCAAACAGGATATCTAGCAGTTCAATCTGCTGCTCCTGGTACTCATCCTCAGGGAGAGTGTCATCAAAAGCAGCATATTCAATCTTACGAAACAAACCCCCACCTACACCACACTTATTGTAGGGAGGGGAAGTTACAGTACAGTCAATTGAGTTATCTTCAAGACCTTTGGCAAGTTCAATGCAGTTGCCAGTCCTCAGGTCAATCATAGTCATCTCTTGTATAGGTTTATCATAGCAGGTCTCTGCCCTGCTGTCAAATCTGTGTACCAGTTCCTTTACTGGACCTTGATGAAAGGACCAGCCATATCTGCCTGAGAAATATTCATTTTGGAAGAAAGGAAGTAAGCATGAGTAATCAATTCTGCCATCTTACCTGCCTTCTTAGCATCAATAAACATCCTAATATATCTGAGATGTCTAAGTTTTGCTCTAATCTTCTGGTCCATATTTTTCTGACCTGGTTTTCCTTTATCCATCAGTGCCATTGCTTGGATAAATTTATCAGGTGTCAGTTTCTTACCATCAATAGTGAAGTTACCTAGATCAAGTGAGATACCACCAGAGTTCTGGACGATCTTTTTAATATAAGATTGCCAATAAGTAATCTCATTGTCATTCAATACCCTGTTCATAGGGATATTGTGATTAATATCTTCACCAGAGTATTCTTTTACAAGATCTGCCATCTTTGGTCCTGGTATAGAACCATTTCTAGCAGTTGCAGTAGTATACTTACCTTTATTATTCAATACAAGGTCTCTGGGTTCAGTAGCATCTGCTGTTTTACTAGAACCTTTGCTCTCCCATGAATACTTTTTAGCATAAGTTCCTGCTTCAAATCTAGCAGCAAACCTAAGTGAGTTACCAGCAAAGTCAGTATCACCACGTCTTGTAGCAATATCAAATACTGTCTTCATTGGTGTCTCAATACTACCATCCTGAACATTCAATCCATCAGGACCCATGGTCAGATTGGTCTCAGTAATTTTTACATCAGCACCCCTAGTCTTCTGCTTCAATGAGATGGGAAGAAGAATCTTATCCTTCAATGCTTTAGACATCAATGTATTGATAGTGCCAACATATACCTCAGGATCCATACCTTCAGTAAGTTCTTTTCTCAATTCCTCAATATATCTTTTAAGAGAAGACTCTTCATTCCTCTTCACCATATAGACATCAGCAGTATTCCAGGAGTCTTTCTTTCCTGTGAATATATCTTTCTGTGCCTTAGTGAATCCATCCCATACATCATTAATGATTGTTGATGAATTATTAGCAGGGATAGATTTTGTTCTGCCATCATAGTGAGCGTACAAATATGATCCATCTTTTGTACCAGGTCTATGGCCAAGATATTCCATAAGAGCATCTGCTCCTGCAAGAATACCCTCTCTCCACTCTCTTGACATGCCAGGATATTCTTTATCCATGGCATCAGTCATCTCAGGACTAGCACCTGGTTCAGTTGATTCGCCATTGTTGATAGCTTGATAATAACAGGCAATACTAGCAGCTTCAAATTTAGCTGTATCTGCCATTCACTCAGTCCTCCCAGGAATTAACAACTGCTTCAAATGCATCAAGTTCTTTTTGTGAGAATGAAACACTTTCCTTCTTCATCTTAGCATACTTTACAGCAGGTGAATGCTTACCTAACATCAAGCGCTTATCAATTTGATCTTGAGTTTCTTTCTTCTTACCCTTGGCAGCATCCATTCTAGCAGCACCTTTAGCATCTATTGCTTCAGCAACATCATCACCCTTCTCATACCACTTACCATCACCATCAGAGTCCTGCCATCTCTTACCCTTCTTGGCTTCTTCCTTATGCTTAGCCTTGGACATCTTCTTCTCTTCAAGCTCAACCTCTTCTTTCTTGAGGGAAGCCTTACGACCAGCAGGGTCCTTCATAGCAATTCTGCGTTGCATCTGCTTATTGGTTTCTTTCTCATCACCCTTGCTAGCAGCAGATTGCTCCTTACCATATGCCTTATCAGCCTGACGTGCCATCTTCTCTTTTGGAAGAGCCATGTATCCTTCATTCTTAGGGACACAGTTGTTGACCATCTTACCACCCTTCTTTTTCATACCCACTTTCTTGTGAGTATCCCAGCACTTCTGTGCCTTCTCATCAATCATAGTGAGAAGTCTTGCTCTAACAGATGCTACTTCTTCTGCTACCAATCTACCATGAACTCTAGCAACTCTCTTCTCTTGGTTGAACCTAGCAGTCCAAGTCTCTTGGAGTTTCTTATTATGTCTGTATTGTGCAAAGTGCTCAAGTGCAACTGATGCTGCCTTTGTACCAACTTCAGCAAAAGCACTATTAAATGCTTCATTCAATCTGTCAACTTTATTTGCTCTTCCTTCAATTCCAGTTTCAACATCAAACACTGAAGTTACAACTTCATGTGCTTCTTTCACTGTCAGTGTTTCAAAAACAACCTCAAGAACTTGTTCTGCGATCTCAACTAGATCACCAGAAGTCAGATGAGAAAGATCCATCTCACTGATGTGATCTCTACCTGAACTGAGTTCTTCTCTTGCTTCTGTATTATGAACAGCAGAATATGCTTCCATAAAGTTACGCATTGATGAAGACATCTTTCTTACATACATTACTTTTTTATATTTATATCATGTAGAACTTCTCTCTCACTCTCATATATTGAAGAGGGATTAAGATAAATCTCAACTCCCTCTATTATACCAGGTATCAACCATTCATGTACTGGTAGACATGCTTCCCAGTTGACAGGTTGAATACAATTCATAACCACCACTGTCCAAAAAGCAGAAATGTGATTAACAATAGTGAGCATTACAACTTGCCATCAACAATAGCATCCCCAACAACTCTTGTGTATTGATCAAGAGTACCATCTTGTTCACACTTAAGATGCCAACGAGTCATAATGGTAACACCATCTTTAGTAGCACCAGTCATCATCTTACGACCTTGCTTTGTCATAGTAGAATATAATCCATACCTAGTTTCCCAGACATAGAAACATTCATCAATAAGTTCTGCTCCTTCTGGAGCAACTACTTCACTAACAGATGTCTGAATCATCCTCTCCCTCTTTTACTTTGTTAAATCCAAATGGACCTGCTGATTTTTCTTCTAGTGCTAACTTCAATGCAACACCACCAACTGCTTCCATAACTCTCAAGATATCTTCTGCCTTAGCACCTTCACCAAGTTCTTTAGATATGTACCAGTACTTAGGCCAAAAGGTTTCACCTGCTCTCTGATAATCATCAAGTGTCAGTAGTTTCATTTTTCAATGTCTCCTCAATTTGTGTGTCAATTTCTACAATGATGTTACGAATATCAATGATTCTTGTTGGGCAACAAGTTATATCTAATGTATACCCATTCTGTTCACGAAACAATGCCTGTCTTACAGCCACTGCACTCCTAATATCTAGCTCAAGATTAATCATACATCTCCTTCTTTACGATTTTCAGATTTGTGAACATCAAACTCACCACCAGGGTAGCGTGCTTTCAGTTTCTCTACATTCATTTCAATGATTTCATCAAAGGTAGTGTCAAGTGCCATACATGCCTGAGCAATGTACCAACAAATGTCTCCCAATTCACGCTTCATATGGAAGATATTATCTTCATCATATGGTTTACCTTGAAGAAGAATCTTCTTGACAACCTCAGTAAACTCACCTGCTTCAGCAGACATCCCAAGTGCAGCAGTCAGGAGTTGAGGAACATTTGCTTCCTGAACTTCAAGTTCAGCAATACGCCTCATCAAAAAATCAAGATAAAGACTAGGATCACTAGTCACACCTTCTACAAATTCAAGATACTTCTCTGTGTCTACTGTCATAGTTCTAATTCTTTAAGTTCAGATTGAGGGAGATTTTGTTGTAAGGGAATCTCCTGCCCTTTAAGTTTAAGTGGTGGTAGTGCAAGTGGTTCTTCAACTGCAATTGCTTTCACATCAACAGTCTCAGGGTTAGGTAAATAAACTTTCTCCCACTTGGCATGTGGATAATGATCCAACATTGTCATTAGATCTTGCAGTGTTCCACAACACCTGGTAGGTGCTACTGGATTTCCAGTATACAACATATAATAGTGTGGTAACTCTTTTGATGCAAGTTGGGATTGTAATTTTGATGCAAGTTGGGATTGCAATTTCTTGGTAGTAAGTCCCATATCAGAATTTGAATCCATCAAATGACTTCTTTGGTTTTTCATCATAACTATACTCCTCTTCTTTCTTATTGTCAAGAAGGTCATCCTGTGCTACTTGCTCACAGTCATGCAGTCTCATCTTTGCTCTGTCAATACCTACCACAAATCTCTTGAAGATGTTCACATCATTATATCTATTCTTCAATTGTTTCACAAGTATCTGTCCCAAGGATTCGAGCTCTTCAGTAGAAATAAGGGCAAACATAAGATCAGCAGTAGCAGGGAGACCAAAGGACTCACTTGTATCAGTAAGCTCAACATCAGAGCTACCAAAACCAGAACGAGTGGTCTGCGTGGCAGAAACGATAGGGACGTTTGCTTCACAAGCCATCCCTCTAAGTTCTTCAGCAATACTTTTAATAACTGTATATGAATTAACATTGCTGCCTCCCCTATACCTAGAGGAAGCACAAATATTAAGGTAATCAATGAAAATAATGTCAGGTCTAAATGACTTCTTAAGTGCAAGTTCATTAAGAAGTGCTGTAAAATGTCCACTATGAGCACTTGCAGTTGGGTATTCTTTGATGATAAGTGTTCCTTGAGTCTTTTGTGCTAGGTTTGTTACCTTCTTCTCAAAAGTCTGTTTAGGAAGTTCACCTATGTCTTGAATATTTACATTCAAAAGATTAGCATCAATCCTTTCTGCAATTTTCTCCTCAGCCATCTCCATAGTAATATACAATACGTTCTTACCAGTAAGAAGAACAGAAGAAGCCATATGACACATAAACAAAGACTTGCCAACACCAGTACCAGCAAGAGCGATGTTGAGTGTCTTATTAGGAAGACCACCTTTTGTAATCTTGTTAAAGTATTCCAAGTCAAAGGGAATTCTATTCTCTTTTCTGTGGTAAGACTCATACCTTTCTTCGTAGTCTAAAAGATAATCATGACCAACATGGTTATCAAAACTCACTGCAAGTGCATCAGACAAAATAGATGGAATAGCATCAGGAGTTTTCTCCTTGCTACCACCATCTGCAATCTGAATTGACTCAATCAATGCCAGATATATAGACCTATCTTTACACCACTTCTCTGTGGTATCAAGCAACCATTCATACTCTGCTGGAAACTCATCCAAAGAGTTGATGAGTTGAGCAATCTCTCTGAAACTATTCTCGTTGATATCATTTCTTTTTTGTAATTCAATACTCAAGACTTCTTTAGTAGGTCTCTCATTGTATTGATTTACAAAGTCAACAATCTCCTCAAAGACTACCTTTTGATTGTAGTCTTCAAAGAATTCAGGTTTGATGAATGGAATTACTTTCCTTAAATACTCCTCATTATGTAATAGGTTCCTGAGAACAAGAAACTCAACTTTCTCCATAACTAAATTCTTTCCTTGCAATTGTGTCTAGTTTTTCCATCACCTCAGGAGTGAAGTATGTTTCAGGGTCTTTCAGGATTGCCTTAGCATAGACCTTCTTACCATCTATCTCATACCTGCCTGCTACATTCTTCCAGAGACCACCAAGTTCTCCAAGTTCCAGCAGACCATAGTATTTGTCCAGTCCTCTCTCATCATAGTAGAGACGAACTGTGACTTGCTTATTCTCTTTACTCAGACGCGACTTTGCTGTCTTAGCTTTAATAAGATTGCCAACGACTTCTGTTCCATCCTTTTCTTTCTTTTTGCTGAGATAAATGATTGTACTTGCTGCATACTTGAGGCCACTGCCTCCGCCCATCTCTTTGGTGGGAACGTATGATCCGATGACGTCATAGGTGTGATTGGTTACTATCATTGGGATTTTTGCTTGACCAAGTTTTAAAGTGAGCATTCTAAATGCACCTTTAACAAGTTGAGATTTGGTCATGTCTCTAACCTGCTTATCATCAAGAGCATCACGAATCTCTTTCTCTGTGGAAAGCATACCCAGAGAGTCTAGCACAAACATGCAAGGCTTACGTTCCCCTTCTGGTGTTTTTAAATATATGTCAACAGCCTGTAGTGCCTTCTGTCTAAACTGTTCAATTGTTACTACATTGACAACAACCAGTCTACTTAGGTCAATGCCACGACTTGAAAGAAGAGATTTGTTAACTGCTGCTTCAGTGTCAAAGTACAAACAGTAACCGTCAGGATTACTATCCATAAAATTCTTAACCACAGCGAGACTAAAGAAAGTCTTCCCAGTAGAAGACTCACCAGCAATGGCAGTAATCTTATTCCCAGAAACACCACCAAATATGCTACCTGAACAAAGTGAATTAAAGATGTAAGAACCCGTGTCCACATAGGTTTCTGTGTCATCGATGTCTGAGGCAAGTTGTGTATACTCATCACCAATCTCTTTTACAATATCTTTTAAGAAGTCCATCAGGCAAAAAATGAATCAAGGTTTACAGTTTTCTCAACATGCCATCCAATAGCATCAAGGATGACCTTTAGTGGGTCAAGGAAGGCTTTGTGGAATTGTAGGTCATAGTCAATGTACTTGTCAAGACCAGTTTCTCTAGGAAACTCTGAGATGAATGAAATTACATTTTCTCTAATGATGTTTGGTTTCTTGAGATAAATGAATTTAATCTTCTCACCATTGTTGATGTAAGAATACTTGTTTGTCAATCCTTGCTCTTTAATATAATGATTATATAGAAGAGCCCCACGAACATGGATGGGAGAACCCTTACCATAGATGGTTGAATAACTCTTATGTTTATTTACATCAGACACTCCTCTAGGAAAAGCAATCTGTTCTGGTGGCATCTTATTGAATTTCTGTCTAGAGTCTTCAATAAAATCAATTACTTCATCTTCTGTTCCATTCATCATTAACTTGAGAGCATCCTTAATCATCTTTCTACATGGTGCAGGTGTAGATGACTTGACTGCTTCAATACCCATAATCTTGAGTTTGGGTTCTGAATATCTAACCCCTTCACTATCCCATACATTCAAGATATATCTTTTCTTTGCTGTCCAAATACCCCTGTCTGCAATGTTCTCACGCTTCATTTGCATTTTTTGTGAGTACGCATTGACATACGTTGCCAACTCTTGGTAACTCTCCTCAATGAACGGTTCGAGTTTGTCTTGACAGACCTTATCAAGTAACCCCACAACTGCTGCTTTGTCGCCAGACCTAGAAGCAAGAAATTTATTAACAAGAGGTCCAAAGTTAATATAGATTGAGTCAGTGTCAGATGCAATGACATAATCTGTGTCTTGAGTTTGTAATAGGTTATTTAGATACCCATTAACTTTAGATTCAATCCACCTGATGGAGACTTGACCTGAAAGAGTGATTGCTTCAGCATTTGCTAACTTATAGTATCTAAAATACTGATTACCAATAGCACCATAGCAAGAGTTAAGAGCAATCTTTCTTGCCATCTGGAAGTTATTGAACTTTGCAATATCCTTTACAGTCTGATCCCTCATTCTGAGAAGTTGCTGATTAGTCAATTGACTGAGACCACTATCTTCAGAGGCAACAATTTCCTGCTCTGGTCCTTCACCTGCACCACCAATCAAATAACCCATTACAATCCTCTCTTCTTGATTTCTGCTTCAATGTCAACCAACATCTGCTTAGATTTAAGCATCTTACCTTTGAAGACCTTTCTATCTTTATACATCTTCTCCATTAACTCAGGCATAAATCCCTTGATGTCCTTCCTGAACATAGCACCATTGGCACACACTGCATAGTCCTG